CTTGGCAACAATTATAATTGAAGATGGAAGCAATGTTCCAGGAGCTAATAGTTATTTAACTGTAGCTGAGCTGGACACCTACGCAGCAGATAGAGGCGTAATCATTGCTGCTTCAGATAAAACAATATTATTGATTGAGGCAATGGATTACCTAGAAAGCTTATTGTATATTGGACTCAAGCATAATACAGACCAAACATTACAGTGGCCCAGAGTAAATGTTGTTATTGACGGCTTCCTTATAGGTACTAATATAATACCTGAATTACTTAAAGATGGACAAGCCGAGGTTGCTTTAGCTATAGATAATAGTGAATCTCCTTTACAGGATATCGAAAGGGTTCAGCAGAGCGTAAGTGTAGGTAAGGGGGCTGTAGCGGTTACATATGCTAACAACTCACAGGCCACAACGATAGTAAGAAAGATTAATGCTAAACTACACAAGCTTTTAGCCACTAGTTTAACTGGCATATCATTCGCGGTAAGCAAAGCATGAGTAAGTTCTCGGATAAAATGGAGAAGATAGCTAGAGACCTTCTAACCGAGTTTGGGGAGAGTGTAGCTTTCACACGTGTTACAGAAAGCTCCTACGATGTTAATACAAGTATTGCAGCCGATGATACTACATTAAATTATAGTGGCTTTGGTGTACCAACAGACTACAGTGCATTTGAGAGAACACTAGAGACAGTTGAACAGCAAGATGTCAAGCTCTCCCTAGAAAAGACTTCACAAGAGCCTAAGAAGGGGGATACGGCAACTCTATCAAGCATTATTTATAGGGTAGTTAGTGTCGATAAGGATGTGGTAAATGGAGCAGATATTATTTACACCCTTCAATTACGGGCTACTTAATATGTCAATTGATAGTGATTTTAGAAAGACGGAAAAGGCTTTAATCAAGGCAATAGAAAAGACTGTTAGAGGAACCGTGCTGTCATTGAGTTCTGAGGTTATAGCGGACACTCCAGTGGACACAGGAGAATTAAGAGGTAGATGGGCCATAACTTACGGGGCGCCTATCTTTGGTCAAGTAGGGCCGTTAGATAAATCAGGGTCTTTGGCAAGAGGAGCTATTAAACTCAAATTGTTTAGTTATAAAATAGATAAAACAATTATATTTTTCAATAATGCAGACCACGCTATTCCCATTGAAGAGGGTACAAAACATATTGATGCTCATCATATGTTAGGGCGTAATGTAGATGCCTTCAGAGCACAAATAGAAAAGAATGCAGCTAAAAATAGGATAAGATAATGGGATTTTTTACAGACACACAAAGAGCCTTAGATAAAAGACTAAACGCACTGGGACTCTCTGAGACTGTAGTCTTTGAAAACGTAACACATACTCCAGCAACTGGTACATCATATGTAAGAACTAATTTACTAACTGGTCCTTCAGCTGTTGCTGCAATAAGTGGGGAACAAGAAAACCCGGGTATATATGTAATAGATATTTTTGTAGAACTGGAGAAGGGTCCCGGAGCCTACAACACGGTTGTAGATTCAATCTACGACCACTTTAAGGCACAGGATGTGCTTATTGAAGGAACTACTGAGGTGTGGATACAGGAAGTATCCAGAACACTACCAGTAAGAGATGAACAGCTATTCCACGGAAGCGTGGATATAAGCTTTTCTGTTTTCACACTTTAACAACATATAGGAGTCATTAACATGGCACTAACTAGAATACAAGGCGCAGTTGTCACATTTGATGATGGAGCTAGTACCGCACAGACAGTAGACGTTATATCTTTCTCATTAGACGAAGGTACAGCAGCTGTAATTGGTGACACACGTGTTTCGAGCATAGCTATACGACGAGTAATGGGTCTTCCCGGAGGCGGCACGGCTTCTTTGGAATGCCAAGGTGATTTAGATGACGCAGCGATTGTTGCTTTACAAGATGCATATAGTAGCTCAGCACTCCGCACACTTATTGTTACATACCCATCTGGAACACTAAACACATTGACATGTGAAGCAGGTGTTGCTTCTATAACTTATGCTGGTGAAACAAATGGTAAAGCTGTTTTCACATTTGCCCTAGAAATAGACGCTGAAATAGCTATATCTTAATCATAATAGTAATAGGAGGATACTACAATGGCAATTTTAGGTAAAAAGGATATACTTGACTGCAACGATAGGAGTACAATAACTGTTTACGTTCCGGAATGGGGCGGTGACGTTATTATATCTCTTATGTCTGCATCTGATATGGACTCATATGAGGACTCTTTAATAGAAGGCAAAGGCAAGATTAATATTAAAAATGCTAGAGCTAAACTACTTGCAGCTGTGTTAGTGGATGAAGAAGGTAATCAAATTTTCACCACTAAAGATGTCACAGCTTTAGGTAAGAAGTCTACGAAAGCAGTGGCTAAGATTTATAAAGCTGCTATGCAATTTAATTCTTTAACTGAAGAAGAGTTAGAGTCCTTAATAAAAAACTAGAAAGCCGTCCACTACACTTATGGATAGTTAAGACGGCCACAGATATGCACTTACCCGCTCATGAATTTCTTAGTAGATGGACTAACTTTGAGATTCGTGAAATGATTGCACTAGAGAAATTGAAAGAACGACTTCAGCTTGAAGAAGCAGAGGGCCGAGCAGGGGTTATGGCTCGTGCACGTAAACTTAATAGAGAGCGTAAAGCTTTAGAAGAAAGGATTGATTGATGGCCGGAACATTAGCTAATTTAATTGTAAAGATTGGAGCAGACCAGAAAGCCCTTACACAAGGATTGGGTAAGGCTAAGTCAGGGGTTAAATCTTTTGAAACAGGAGTTAAGAAGACTTCTGTAGTTTCAAGAAAGGCAACTCGTGAAATGGGTCAAGGGTTTGCTGATGTCGGCAATACAATCAACACCAAAACTATAGTTGCTATAGCTGCACTTACAGCTGCTATTGGGCTTGCGGCTCGGGAAACCTTGAATGTAGGTAGGAGTTTTAGTCAGGCTATTGGGCAGTTAAGTGCTGTAACAGGGCAGACAGGTGATCAGTTGGAGTTTTTATCCGATAAAGCAAAAGAGTTCGGTCAAACAACCACCCAGACTGCTGTGCAAGTTGCGCAGGCGTTTACACTAATTGGGTCCAAGAGGTCTGAACTATTAAAAACCCCAGCCGCCTTGGCGGCTGTAACAAAAGAAGCTATTGCTTTAGCAGAGGCCACTAATATAGCTGTACCAGAGGCTGCTGAAGCTTTAGGTAATACCTTGAATCAATTAAACCTAGATGCTGACCAGTCAAGTAGAGTTATTAATGCGTTTGCTGCAACTGTACAAGAAGGAGCAGTAAATGTAAACTTCTTGACCGAGGCGTTAGTCAAGGCCGGCCCCATAGCGCGTAAGTTTAATATACCTCTAGAAGATACTTTAGCCGTATTAAACTCACTTGGTAAAGCGGGGCTACAGGCTAGTGTTGCTGGAACAGGGTTTGCCTCTACACTATTGAAGTTGGCTAAGGATGGGCGTAGCCAATTCAATCCAGAGGCCAATACTTTAATTAAACTACTAGATAACATAGGGAAAGCAGAACTAAAAACCACAGAAGCACTTGAACTCTTTGGATTAGAGACATTTAATGTTGCTGGTTTAATGGTTGACTTTAATGGTACTTCTAAAGAAATGATTGAGAAGATTACAGGGACGTCCACAGCATATGAACAAGCATCTATACAAGCAGCCACGTATGATGGTAAATTAAAAACTCTTAGCAGTGCTTTAGAAGGCTTGCAGTTAGAGATATTCTCTAAGGTAGAGCCTAGCTTAGTAGCAATGGTGGAAAGATTTACAGATTTATCCAGAAAAGCAATAGAATTAGTAGAGCCTGTTAGCGGTGTTCTAGCTGTTATAGGTAAGTCAGGATTAGTTCTAGCGCTAACCTTGGCTTCTTCAGGCATGATTTCATTAGCAGCTAAGTTAGCCATAACTACCGGGGCGTTCTTAGCGACCAATGTTGCTGCACTCACACTTCAAACTACTTTAACATCTTTATTAGCTGCGGGCTTTATAGGATTTACAATTGGTCAGTTCCTTGAAAGCGAGTTTAAGATAGCCAGAGATGCTGGTGCTTTATTCTTTAACTTTGTTGGTAAGAATGTGGCACAGCTTGTCTTCGTTTTTAAGAGTTTAGGAGCATTTATAGGTACAGCATTTACACAGGGTTTTGATGTTGCTCTTGCAGCTATTGGGGGTGCGTTAAGTGTATTAGCATCTTCGTTAGATGCTTTTGGATTTGATGAGCTTGCGGGTAAGGCATTTAAGGCAACAGGTCAATTAGCTCGATTTAGAGAGGCTAATCAGCCCGGAAGTGTTGGCACAGCTATTGAAGGCTTCAGGCAGGAACGAGATGTTAGATTTGCCAATATAGATGAGGCAACAATAACTTCTCTACGCAGAGACACTGATACACCTAATGTTAATGTAACAGTAGAGTTAGCCTCTACCGAAGTAAAGAAGCTAATAGATACTGCATTTGATGGGCTGATTGATTTAAATACAGGTAAACGTACTCCTCTTAATGAAATAGGCATAAGACCGTTTGGTGACTCAGGTATTAGGAGAGAGCAGATAACCATTACAGTAGTAACAAACTTAGATGGGCAGAAGGTAGCGGAGAGTGTCGTTCGCACAGATAACTTCAAGTCAGCTGTAGCGGATACAAGGGAAACCCTGACTCGCAGCGTAGCAAGATAACTAATTAGGAGGCATTCATGTCATTGGCAACACTTACATTTAAAATATTCACAGACACTGCTCTAACTACTCCCTATTCAGGTACTACGTTAGTGCAGCATAACTCTGACTTATCTGATACCCCCTTAGACCTTCAACTATTCCTTGGCTCAACGGCATCATCCCTTCAACTAGAAACTCAAACTAATCCAGGTGTAAACTCGATATTCCTGACACCCACGGTGTTAAGGGACGAGTGGACGGCCCTGACAGCCTACATACTTGGTGCATCGGTGGAACCTACTACCCCTAATGGGCTTAGGTACGAAGTCACCACAGCTGGCACCTCAGCTGCCTCTGAGCCGACATTCCCTACCGTAGGGTTTGGTAGTACAGTCCTTGATGGCACGGTTGTCTGGACCCTGACAGCTCAAACACACCCTACCACAGAATTAAAGACAGCTACACTACAAGCGGGCTTAGACGGGGCTACGCCTGGTGCTGCTCTTGACCTTGGAACTACCATACTTAGTGGCACAAGTAATGACTTTGAGTTTTGGATAAGAGTTACCAATACAGTAACTGAAGTATCAGATACTATTGGCATACCAGGCATAGGATTT